CGAAGGGGTCCAGAATATGCCCACCCGGCTCGGTGATCTTCACGATGTCCCGCATGAGCTGGAGGGGCTTCTCCGTAAGGTGGATGCGGTTCTGGGGATTGCCGTTTCCTACAACATGACACAAAATGAAAAGAGCCGCCAACACTCTTTTTTAGCATGACATTTTGAAAAATACATAACTTTTTGCGGTGCTTTGAAAAGTATCACAAATGCAAAAAAATAGGGAACCGGCCATAAAGGCCGGTTCCCTATTTTGATACCATGCCGTAGCACATGGACAGACGACGTTACGCCTCACTCAGGATCGTTCTCTTCCATACGATCATCATACACGTTTTCGATATGCCTGATAGCGTGTACTGCCCTGTTGTTTTCATACTCCGGATGATTCTTACAATACTGCTCATAACATTTGATATTGTAAAGGATCTCGTTGAAGTCCTCGTCCGTGTGCTGCATACCTCTCCGCAGTTCCATGTTAAAGCGCAGAATGTACGCACGGTGCAAATCAGCATTGCGCTCATCGTCAACACGAATGTGCTCATCAAGCCGCATCCGTGTCTCCACCTGTGCTGCCTCCATCTTGTCCAGCTTCTCAATCACTGCACCATTGAGTGCCTTTCCAATCGCCCGTCCGATTGCGCAAAGCACCTTTCCGATGGCTGACCACGGGTCAATTTTGATAGGGCTGACCTGCACCAGTGTCAGGATAGCGACCAAGGCACCGCCGCCCATGAAGATCTCTTTAAGCGTCATTTCCAGTCACCTCGTCGATTGCATCCTGCACCTTCTCCGCCGCATTGCCCACAGCTTCCTTGTCGATCCGTCCCTCAGTGACGATGTAGGTCACAACAGAGGTCAAGGCGACCACAGCACCGGAAACGCTGGTGATGATGCCCTCGTCCAGGCCGAATACCATAGCAAGGCCAGTAACCACTCCGGCCACCGCAGCCCACAGCTTGCGGCTGCTCAGTTTACGCAAAAGCTCCATGTCTATCCCTCCTCCTTTTTCTTGATTGATGTGTTTTATGCGTGAAGGATGCCGATACCATACTCACGGGCGCAGGTATTCTCAACCTTGCACCCACGAGCTTCATCCCATCCATCACAAAACCATACCCAGTCAGCACCAGCCAGGAGCTTCAGGCTTTCGCCCAGATACTCCAAAGGCTTCATATCGCCGCCCTGAAAGAAGCTGTCGATCACCTCAACTTCTTCTTTCAAAATCCTTTCGGCGGCAAGTTTCGCATACTCCCGCTCTGCGGCAATCTCTTCGTCGGATCTTCCCCGCATGGGCTGGGAAATAAAAAGTCGAATCATGTTCTTTCTCCTTATCAAATCATCGGGCTTTCATCACTGCTGGTATCCATCTCAAAATTACTTGCCTTGGCAGACTCAAAAGTGATACCACCCTCGCTATGATCTGACTTCGCCATATTGAGATAGAATGAACACACGACACCATGAGCAGTCCAAGGAAGCCCCACCATAGCACTCAGCCATGGTAGGGAGCCGGTATACCCTTTACGAACACAATAAGCTGCCAGGATGATGCCTCCAAGAGTCACCACCCATAGCAGCCATCTAATGTCCGAAATCAGCCGTTTGGAAAAGTCCTTTTTGGCTGTTTTGGGCTTTGCCAGCCTTTTCCCGCCTCCACCGAAAACAACCATACTGTCACCTCTTATGCCTTGCCCAGCATTTTGGCGAAGCGGAAGAGAACAGTCACCAGCTGTTCACGGGTCATGCTGTCAGCCCACATATAGTTGGGTGAACCATCGGGCAACTTGTCACCACCAACCACAAGGCCAGTGGAGATAGCCCACTCCCGCGCCTGAGCGCTCCACGTACCGGCGTCATTGTCCTGCAGCTCCTTACGCATCTCATTGTACAGTTCTTTGAAACGCTTCACATCCATGTCATCATCCTCCGTTTCTGCATTCAAAATTGCTTTTACCTCCGCCCGCAGATCATCCATGGTTTTGCCATGTTTGGGCCACCAATGGGCAACATCTCCGTGATTTCCTCCCATGCCCGCTTTATAGCTCTCAGCATGATCGCCGATCATACATGGGTCGTATCCAAAGATCTTGGCGCAATACACATTCCACGCCACGACCATCTTCCACATCCGGTCGAAGAAGGGCTGGTTCTTTGCCACATCGTATCCAATCATGGTGCCTCCGGCATAGGTGTGTCCCGCAGGTTCACAGATCTCCCACTGGATACGGGTGTTGTTCCAGCTGCCCTTCTTCCCAGATCCAACACCCCAGTTACGACTGCATCTCTTGGTGTTTTTGTCAAAGCGCAGGCAAAGAATGATCTTTCCCTCGCCCTGATGGAACCCACCAATAATTGCATTCACACCCCAACCAGCACTGCCCTTGTTCATATTCTTGAAGAAGACATCGGGGTTAGGCTGGGCACAGCCAACAGAGTGGTTTACCGCTCCGTTAGGGGCAATGGTACGGCCACAGGTATACGCACCGTTCTCAGTGGCAGTACGGATCTCCAGATGGCTCTCCACATATTGAATACACTCTTGAACCGTCATCATCTCACTTCACCTCGATATACTCTCTGCCCCAGTACGGCTCCCCCTCATCAGGAGTTTTCTGGACGGCATACCATGCCCTGCCTCCGTCTTTACGGAAACGTGGATCAAGTGTTTTGGAGCACAGCCCCAACCCACCGTCATTTTCTGCACCGTCAACTCGACAGATTTGCTTATCGCAAACCGTGTTTTTTGCAGGGTCACACTCATAAAAGATGACCTTCTCACCAGTGGCACCATCCACCAGATAACCGCCACGTGCAACAATGTCTTTTAGATTGACCATAGTTCTCACCTCATCATTTCTGCAAAGCGATAAAGCATCGTGACAAGCTGCTCCCTTGTTAGGAGATCCTGCCACATATAGTTGGGCTGACCATTGATTTCGGTTCCACTACCGGCAACCAATCCATGGCCGACTGCCCACTGCCGCGCTTCGGCACTCCACTCGCCTGCATCATTGTCTTGTAGCTCACTTCTCATGGCCTGATAAAGCTCCTTAAACTCTACCAGGGATAACTCCTCTTGCTGGGTAGCAAACTGGTCATAGTACATCTGACCATAACCCGCCCGCCTCGTTTGAGTTTCCACGGTATCCTTGCTGGCTGGCTTCTCGAAGTTGAGCAACACAGCATTGGACGCCTCCAGCACAGAGGTAGCAGACCTCAACACGGCCAGCACACCAGGATAGCTCTCCGTCAGCTCTTTCCAGAGGAAATCCAGCTGCATATACAGATCACCGATAGACTTACCAGCCGCTTTTGCAAACGCCAGAAGCGCCTGTTTCCGTGACCAGTACGTCCACTGCGCCAGCCCATAGCCCGCCTTGTCGTATACAAAGTTGGTGTAGGTGCCGTTATCCACCGCAGCGGTATAGGACGCATCGGTAAAGTGCAGGGACTTCTCATAGGTGTTTTGAAGATTTCGTGGGTTCAGCCCGCTCTCGGCATAGAGGTTGCCCATCAAGCCAGCGATGCCATAAACAGTCAACCCCTTCGCTTGAAAATATCCCCAAATTTCTACCGCATACATATTGGCCTCCTTACAAATCCGACAGATTGCTCTGTTCCGCCCCAACGATTTCTCCGTCTTTGAAGAACTTCCCGATCTCTTCCTCACCGTCAATATCCTTGTAGATCTCCACCATCTCCAAGCTCTCCCAGCCGATGATAGTCTTGATAGCGGAGTCAGGCAGATTGGCCTTGGCAAGGTAGGTGGTGAAGAAGTGCCGCATGGCGTGCCAGTACATGGGGACACCCAGAATATTGGAGAACGTTTCCGCCCAGCTGTTCAGCGTAGAGATGGGCAGTGGCTGAGTAGGGTCATCCCCATCAGGGAACAGCCACTCGCTCTTGATCCCCAGCCGCTCCCGCTCTTCCATCCAGAGGTCGAAATAGGGCTTGAAGGGCTTGGAGAGAACATAGCAGGTCAGCATCTTGCCGTTCTTGCCCTTTCCCTTCGTCCGAACCTTCTCTGGCGTCCGATAGAGGGAGCCGTGAATGATGTTCTCGTCAGCAAAATAGCTCACCTTGAACCGCACCAGCTCAGACTTGCGCCGCCCGGAGTATCGGGCCAGTGCGAAGCAGCACGCCTTATCAAACTTCTTGTGCTCCACCAAGTAGTTCAGCAGAGTATCAGCCTGCTCGTCGGTCAATACGGTTTTCTCCCGCACAGCCTCATTGACGGGGTTTTCAATCTTCCGCACAATGGGCTTAAAGTTGGGCAGCTCATCATCCAGGATTGCCTCAATATAGTTGCTGAGGGAAGACAGTGTAGCCTTCAGCCGGCGTACACGAGCGGGAGAGTTTTCGTTGTCCTGCATCAGGTAGTTCTGGTAAGACACAATATCCCGTTTGGTGATTTCAGGGAAATACTTATTGTCGGCGTTCTGGAGCGCCCACACAAAGAAGATGTTAAGGTCGCTGGTGTACGCCTTAATGGTAGTCTCTGCCTTGCCCACTGACCGCAGATAGTCCAGGAAGTCTTTCATGAGCCGTTTGTTCTTGGGATTGATCTGTGCGATCAGCTCAGGGCTGGTAATTTTGTTTTGCTTGGTTTTTCGTCCCATAGCCATAACCTCCTCCCTATGGGCATAAAGAAAGAGCCGTACCCTTTCGGATACGACTCGTGTTGACTGATTTAGCTATTCGAGATACACATTTTCCACCGTGAAACTAAAATAGACACAGTTGGAATTGGGCGGCGACGAAACTTGAACATGGTCTGCCAAATCAACGCACCGCATCAACAGCTCTGCTTCTTCCTTTCTCAGTAGGTTGACTTGGCCCATTTTAACGTTGATCATCTGATTATGTTCCTTTGGGAAGAGAAGATCGCCAGTCACCTTCTTGACGCTCTCACAGTTCTGTTGGAACTTATAGATGGCACTGCACAGCGCTTGGAACTGCTGCACCTTTTGGAAATCCACCCTTGGGAGGTGGATTTCATCGTATTCCTCCGCAGCCTCCTCCAACTCTGCGTCAAACTCTTCTTGGGTCAACCCCAACTTTTTCAGGAAATCGGGTCTATCGTCCGACATACATACCACCTCCAAGGGCAGTATACCACAGCTTGACGCAGAATGGAAGATTGTGTATGAGAATTAGTCGAACAGGATGTCCAGTGTGTAGCTCATATCCTGAACGACACGGATCTGGGTGCGTGTGTAGCGGTCAAAAAGCTCCCTGACCTTCTCCACCAGCGCATCCATATCGTCCGTCTCAAAGACAGTGCCGTCCTCCCGGTACTCCGTCCAGAGTGGCTTCGTCTCAGAGTCACGAACCAGAAGCATGATCTTATACATGATGACCTCCCTCCTTTTTCAGAGCGAACTTATTTTCACATTAAAGAAAGCACAATAAGTAGTGCCACATTGCAAGCAATGTTCTTTTCCACTCTGTACCTGTCCACTCAAAACCATCTACATATACTTTGTTGCCATGTTGCGAAATACACTTATTCGATGACCTGTGCGGCCATTCAACAAATTCTCCGTTGATGGACAATCTTTCATTGATTACTCCTACCATTTGCGTCATAACATCACCACCAAATCTCTCTTTCATTCACACAAACGTGTAATGCGGCCTCTCTCCGCCCTCCACAACATACCTCAGCCAGTCCAGCATGATAATACCCACGTGGGAGAGGATCAGCCACAGGCCGATAAACTGCGGGCAGATCTGCCCCATTACATTCCCTGGCATGGCGGAGTAATCCCAGACGCCCATGCCCAACCAGACATTGATGATAAGTCCGGCAACAAACTCCGCCGCCGTAATGCCAACAGTGCAGATAGCCGCCTGTGCGATGAGCGGCATATTCCAGGGCAGCTCCGCCCCGAACCGTTCCAACGGAATAGCGAGGAAGATAGCGAGGACAAACATCGTCCAAGAAATCGTTTCCGGTCTGCCTTGGAATGTTTTCCATGCAACCTCCATGAAAAAGTACACCCCCCCTGTCCACATCCACAGAAGCATGGACAGAACCCACTTGCTCATACGACTCCTGCTCATCGTGTATCACGTCCTCCAATTTTTAATGGTATCACACAACTCATTCAGATGCTCCATATCTTCCTTTTTGATTACCTCTACACCAAGCTCCTCAAGCGCACGAGCTTGTGCTTTGATAACCTCTGACTGGTAAACGCAAATGTTCGTCAGGTCTGAAATAAGCAGGTCAAAGTTCATGCGTTACCACCAAGCCGGTTCATAATGGCCTTCATCTGAACCTGAGCAACCGCCAGCTTGGATGCCAGCTCAGAGGCGAACGGTTCTGGCAGCTCCATCCCGTACTGAATGGCAGCGATCTCCTCACTCTCCGTCAAAACATTGACGTAGGCTTTCAGTGCATTGTGATACGCCGTCTGAGTGGTGATCAAAGTCTGAGCTGTAATGTAGATAGCCGCAATCTCGGTGGCAGAGTAGACCTTGCAGCTCCCGTCGTCCGCCTGATACGGAAACTCGGTGCCGCCCAGCTCAACAACCCGAAACAGATTGTTGATGTTGCTCTGGTCTTCCAAAGACAGGTTAAAGTGCTCCATATGGGCACCCTGAGACTGGTCGCCCACAGGCACGTCCACGCCGGCCACAATCACGGTATTGCAGGCTTTGGAAATCTCCATGAGCTTCGCCGCCCGTACCGTCTCCACTGCATTGTCATCACCAAAGATATCCACCGCATCTGCAATCGTGATCCATCCTTTGGTGATGGCGTTCAACACACCCTTACTGGTGATTGTCTTGTTGTGGTACAGCTGCGCAATGTAATTCTTGTCCATAACTCAACCCTCCAAAATGTTCACGATCAACCCGTCAATCGCCCGCTTCTGCTCTGCCGCAAGGATGCCGCCGTCGATCTTCACAATCATCACGGTCGCAACCGCACCCGGAAGCTCCTCCCTACCAAGGATATGATACGGCGTACTCTGGATAGCGATACCCTGAGCCTCATCCTCGGTAGCGGGCACATAGCAGCCGTTTGTGTGCATACGAATAAAGACGGGATCGCCCACGTATGCCATTACCGCGTTATCTTTGATAACCTGATACATACACCCACTTCCTTTCTCAAATCATGATAAGTTCCTTGATATGCTGCAAATCCTCAATAGGAGCAGCATAGAACTCACAATTCCAAAGCCAGAAATCCTCATGCTCGGTCATGCGATACTTTTGGCAGAGTTCATCTTCCCATACCCTATTCCACCTGGCCTGATAGTTCTTATTTCTCTTGACCAATGTGGAGATGATCTCAGTGGTCAGCTTCCCACGTTCTTCTCCCCGTCCATCATCATTCTGGGCAAAGTAATCCAACCCGTTTTGACTGTTTACCGCGCACATTGGCTTCCCGTTCCACAGCAGACAACCGTTTTGCGCCTCCAAGTGCGTACCATAGGGAATATTCACATCACCGCTTACCCCTGTGAACCGTGCCCGCTTTTTCACAACATAGTTTTTGTATTCCACAGAAAATTCCTCCAAGCGTAACGAAACACCTGAAGCATAAACTTCAGGTGTTCGTTGATTTCAGATATTAGGCTGTCCGTTTGAGCAGTTCCTGTTGCTCTTGCTGTCTGTACTTGTTAAACAGAGCATAATGCAGCCTCCGCAGCCGAAGAAGCCGCCCATGGTCATCATAGTTCCGGTAATACGCCGTCTGGCATTCCATGAACTGGTCAATATCAGCAAGTGTACGCTTGCCCTCCAAATATTCACGATGGAACAGCTTCAGCTTACGTCTGGCGCTCTTCATTCCAGCTCGGTTGCCATTCACCTTGATTTTGCCCGTCTCCATCAAGGTGAACCTTGCCTTGCAGAAACGGAACCCCTTGGGACTGGAAAGCGGAACGATCTTGCATTTGCGCCGGTTGACACGGATACCATAGGATTCCATCATCCCGACGATTTCACGAGCAATCTTTTTCAGCTTCTCAATATCAGGCAGAATGATATAGTAATCGTCCATGTAATGACCAGCACAATGTATCCCCAGCTGACACTTGAT